CACGATGGAGAGGGTAGCGGCCTGCATCTCACGGGCGCTCTTCCTGTCATCCACCGCCAGTTTCTCAAAGTTCAGGCCAAGTTCTTGAGCCTGCTTTTGCAGTTCAATCTCGGCGATCTTGATCTGGGCCACCTGATCTGCGGTGAGCTTGTTGTTGGAGATCAGATCGCCAACTTCCTTCTCGTCCACCCCAATCGCTTTGGAGATGGCCGAAACCGCCATGCCCGCAAGCGGGCCACCCAGTGCCGACGCGACAGTCGGCGCGATCTGTTTAAGCCAGTCCATTACTGTTTACTCCTCGAAAGCATGGTTGAAGCAATCTGCAAAAGCACGCGGTAGGCGTCCACATCTGGCGGCTCTTCCCTCCACCCGACCGTGATCTGACCCACCAGCTTACCCGGCTCCGGAGGCACACCCACCCGGCACCCGTAGGTCATGCCCTTTTCGATGTACCACAGCCCGATCTCGCTCTGCGCTGTCTTGTAATGGCTGCACGGAATCTCACCTGCCATCAGCGCCACGACATCCCGGTTGTTGGAAGCGTTCGCGGTAAACAGGCCCACATCCAGCCCCTCTAGCGTTTTATCCCGTCCCTGCTTGGTGTACGCCCTATACAGGACGCGGGTGCCGAACATCGGATTCACTTTGAAGATGGCGACAACCGTGGCATCGGTGTTTTTGAATAGGTGCGCCGCAACGTCCTCCACCCGGTCTTCAGCGATGCTAGGTAACTTTTGCTGCTCCTTGTACGCCCCAAGCAGAAATGCCTGGTTCTGCCAAATGAAGTACCCCACGAACGTAAAGACCGCCATGAGCAGGATGGCGAACAGCTTGAAGGGCGAATCCACATATCCGAGAACCCGATCTAGGACAGTGATTCGCTCGTCAGACATGCCGAATTAGTACGTTTCGGCGCGGTTGATCTCTTCAGGCGAAAGGATCCCGCCCAACATGCCAGGGGCTGCCGTTGGGGCGGCAAGCGGAGCAACAGGGATACGCATATCGCGTAAAGTCAGTCCGGCTTGATAGCCAGGAGACGCCATGCGCCGTGCTGCTAACGCGCCCGCCGCCTCGCCCGCCGCGCCACCCAGCAAACCACCTAAAACTGTTCCAGTAATACCGAATTGAGAGCCATATAGCGCGCCTGCGCCACCACCAATTCCAGAACGGGTCAAACGCGGTACAGTGAAAAAGCCACTTGTTGCCTGCGTGGTAAACACATCTGGGAAGTTGCCCGCAATCTTTCCGAGCGCCGCGATGTCGCCAGTCAGCGTATTGTCTTTAGCCGTGATACGGCTAAGTTTGCCGACATCAACCATGCCTGTATTGAAGTCAGTAGCGCCTTCGTAAGCATAAGTCTTGGCCATCTTTTGACGCGCGTCTCGGAAATCAGCTAAAAGTTTTTTGTCGGTGATGTTTGCCTCAATCAATGCCTCAAGTTTGGTGGCAATAGCCAGTTGAGTGTCGGCTAGGTCAATTTGAGCAGGCGTTGCGCTAGGGTTTTTGTAAGCGCGCTGAGAATCCGCGCGCAGACTACGAATGTTGTCTAGCACTTGGCCGCCAGTCAGTCCTTGCTGGGTCTTCTTAACTGCGTCGTCAATCAACTTATTAGCAGCGGCGGCAGTTCTATCTTTCCCAATTAGGGCTTGATTAGGGCGCAAAGCATCTAGCTCCCCGAGGATTGCATCGTCGGCTTTCATCAGTGGGAGACTACGAACCTGTGAGTAAGGCGCGGCGACTTGCACGCGGGCTTGTGAGAAGGCTTCTTTGCTGCTCAAATCCGTCGTCAGTGGAAGATCCAACTCATTGAGCGCAATTTCTCGAACGCGGCGCTTATTGACGCCCGCTAGCACTTCCGGCCCGCGCGGCCCTGCCAACGCCGAAGTGAGTTTAGGCCCGAACGTAGGTTGAATGTCCGTCGGATTAAGCGCAATTTTCAAGCGTTGTGCTTCTGCCGCTGCGTCAATCTGCGGGCCGCGCGCATAATCTTCCATCGACAGGCGTTCGCGGCGCGCTTGCAAAGCAGGCTCAAACGGCATGCGCGCACCAATCGCTGCTTGTTCCAGCGCAGGCGCAGCCGCGCGCCCAGCAGCGCGCGCGACTGCCGGTGCAGCAATCGTAGCGCTACCAATGTAGCTTTCAACGTCTTGGACGGGGACGCCTGTTTTCTCGGAAATTCCCTTAGCCAATGATTGCACGTTCTGGCCAACGAACTCCATAAACTGACGGCCTGCTTCAGTCTGGTATTCAGGTGTTCCAGCAACGCCAAAGGCTTTACCAAAAGGCTGGTCTACGCGGCTCACTAGACGCTGGGTCATGGCTTGAGCCTCTTCAGGCGTGCGGCCTACGCGCGCTAAAGGGTAGCCGATCAGTTGCGCCGCAGCAGGCAACACGCCGCCTACAGTCACATCAGCTAACGATGCCGCGCGTCGTCCAAAAGAAGCTAGCGCGCTAGGTTCGTCAGGCTGCGCCATACCGCGCAGTTCGATACGAGTGGGTTGTTCTTGGGGCTGAGTTACAAATTGCGCAAAAGGATTGTCTGGCTCTACAAACTGTGCAAACGGGTTGGTGGCCATTTATTTACCCCCCAAAACGCGGTCTGCCGCGCCGGTTCCAAACAATTGGTCAAACTGAGCCTTGGTCCCGCGCCCCGCTCTAAGCGCATCAATTGCCGCTTGAGGGATGTTAGCCGCAGCAGGAGCGGCTGTCGTCGGAATTTGTGCCGCCGCACCGCCGACAGCATACTTCTTGAGCTCGGGCGAGTCAAACAGCGATTTACCGCCTTCTCCCCTAAACCATGCTTCTTCTGCGCCGTCGTAAGTCTTATTTTTCTCACGCCAAGCTGCATAAAAGTCGCGCTGAGCAATGTCGCGCTTAAGTTGCGCTTTGGCGACATTCAACAAGAAACGGTTAGCTTCCTTGGTGTTGCCAAGTTGCGCGCCAGTTTGCGTGATACGTTGCGCGTCGGCTTCTGTCTGCGGGCCTTTCTGCTCAAGCTGACGTTGCAGCACGGCGGCAGAAGCGTTAGCCAAGAACGTCTGCGCGTCAGTCGCGTATTTCTCCGCATCTTTAACGCCCAGCGCCGCCAGCACGCGAGCGCCTGTGGCTTTAACCTCAGTTCCAAAACCAGTCTCAAAACCTTTGTCCAAGACAGCAAGGTTAATCTCCAACGCCGGGAGTGAGCGGGCGGCTACTCCAGCCTGCTTCGAGATAGCGCTGTAATCTTCAACCAGCATCTTACCGCGCGCGCCTAGCTCAGCCTTTTCCTGGACGTTAGTGATGTTGGCCGCCCCAGCCCGCGCTCGGGCAGTAGCTTGCGCGTCGGCAGCAGCGTTAACTTCTGCGCGCTGGGCAGGCGTAAGCTGTGCAAAAGGCGCGTTAAACTTAGCTAGCGCAATAGCTTCCCGATCCGTACCGACAGACGGTAGCTTTGGCGTCCCTTGGTAGACGGGATTGCCCGAGGCGTCAACCAAAACGCCGTTAACTTCTCTGAGGCTGCGTAGCTCATCAATTTGCGTTTTTAGCAACGCCGCTTGTTGCGCCGATTGATCATCGCCCATTTCCAGCAACGCGTTGCGCTGTTGCGTTAAACGCTTAATTTCTTCCGCTTTCAGAATGTCTGCTGGAATAGCCTGCTTACGTTCGCGGCTCGCTTGCGCCAGCGATGCAGCAGCGGAGGCTTCACGCTGACCCACCAGCGCACCGCTTTCCTGCGCTTTGCGAAGTTCTTGCGTCAGCATCATCGCGCCTAGCGGGTCAGCAGGCGCAAGCCGTTGAATACCTGCTTGAATGGATTCAAGGCTGGTAGGGTCGATCTCTCGCGCAACCTGCTGCCGCAGGCTGATTCGCGCCAGTTCCGGGTCTTGCCCGCCCAGCGCGCGCCCAAGTTGGCTAGCCCCACGGAAGATGCCGTAGGTGGCACGCTCAAACGGATCAAGCTGGGCGAACTGGAGTGCCTGCTTATCAAGCAGAGCATCTTGCTGGCGCTGGTACATCTCCGGCGTAAGGCCGAAAAGGGTTGGAACGATGTCGGTTGCCATGTCAAAACTCCAAAGAACCGAAGAATTCGCCCGACACAGGGTTTACACCTGCGCCGAACCCAGACGGGCCGAAACCACTAGTAACAGGGAACAAGTTACGCAACCCTCTAACGAGCCCCGGATTCTGCGCGAAGCCTGTCAGCGCGGTAGCAAATGGGTTGTAAGCGTCGGCCATGAACTGCGAGCGAGCCGCGCCTGTCAGGCCGGTCAGTTGTGCTTGCGCCGCCGCAGGGCTCATGCCTCTTGCGCCGATGTTGATACCGACGTTCAGCGGCTGCTGCGCCAAGTCTTCCAGACCCGTAGCCCCGCCCAGATACGCCTGATACGGAGCCAGCGCGCCGACCTGACCGCGCCCGTACAGATCGTACAGTTGCGCGCCGGTGCCAAACAGGCCCGTGCCAAACGCCAATTGACGTTGCCCGGCTTCCTGTGCTTCTGCGGCTATCCGCGCATCCTGCTGGGCCAGAGCGTTGTAATACGCCTCCATGTCTGGATTAGCAGCGCGAAGACCTTCGCCGCCGCCAGGACGCAGACCCGTAGCGCCAACGGCCAGACCGCCACGGCCCGTCTGGAACAGTTGGTTTTGCAGTTGAGCAAATTGGCGCTCACGGCTTGGAGCCAAAAGTGCTTGCTGGCGCTCCATGTACTTAGCCGCCACTTGCTCAGGCGTCTCGGCTAGGTAGCTTTCTCCAAGTCCAAACAACCGAGGCGCTGCGGCTGCCAAAGGCGCGAACTGCGCTGGAGCCATCTCGGCCTGGGTCAGACCCTGGCCAGCCAGCCCCAGCAGACGCTCTTGATAGGCGCGGAACTCAGGCGACAACTCGTACCCTGCGCCCGTCACGCGGTCATCTGGGCCGTACTCAAACATTGAGCGGCCAAAGCGCGTTGTGATGCCTACAGGGCGAAAGCGCGCTTCTTCGGCGGCGATTTGTGCTGCGCGAATCTGGGCGTCAGCTTGGGCTTGGGCGGCGCGGCGGGCAGAACTGCCTTGTAGCAGACTCCCGCCGATAATTGCTGCTGCGGCTATAGGCATATCAAACTCCAATCAAAACGTCATCAACCTTGGACGCATCCTTCTCGTCCGTGGCGTGGATACAAAACCAAACACAATCCGTTAGCGCCTTGACGCCGTGCGTCACGCCTGCCTTGATCTCAATACAAGCGGGCGCTTCAACCACTTCTATCTCGCTACCCTTCATCACCGCCACCTTGCCTTTAGCCAGAATCGACAGGTGGCTAAAGTCATGCGTGTGCTTCAGGATGGCTACGCCAGCAGGGAACGCTGCCTGCTTGGCGTAAAGACCATCGCTGAAGTGGTGGGTGATCATGCCGTCCTTTTCCACATATACACAGTGATGTACGGCTGGTAGTTGGCGTTGGTGCCAGACGAGCCAGTCGTAGAAATTGTGTGAGTGTGCGCTCCAGCCGTGTTTGTCAAGCCAATAGACGCACCGCCCGAAGTGCCATCTAGCACATAGCTTTCAGAAGAGCCATCCCAGGCATTTGAACTGACATAATTGCTGCTGGTGACTGTCGTGTTAGGGAAAGCTTTGCCTGTGTTGCCGTCGTTAGCTGCGACATAATGCGTGTGGTTGCCTTGGCTGTCTGTAGTATGCGTGTGGCTGACAGTAATCGCATCCGCGCTGCCGCCAGTTTCTTCAGCCGTATCAAAAAGCGCGTTGCCAGAATCAAAGCCGACCATGACGCGGCCAGCGCCGAAGGCCGTCCAAGTGCCAAAGCCCAGTAACGTACCGGGGTTGGTAGATACTACCGCCGTGTAGATCGAACCGACAGGGAACAGCGCAGCTTTAGCCGCCGCTACGGCAGCATCAACATAGGCTGTCGTTGAAATCTGCGTGCTGTTATTGCCAGCAGAGGCCGTAGGCGCGGCAGGCGTGCCCGTGAACGTCGGCGAAGCCAGATCAGCCTTGGTCGCCACCGCAATAGCGATGTTGGCAAACTCGGTGTTGATCTCTGTGCCCTTGACGATCTTCAGGGGATCGCCAGACGACAGGTTGTCTTTCGTGGCGAAGTTGGTGCTCTGAACGTAGTTACTCACGATAGCTTCCCTTCTTTGGCCTGAATCTCGATCTTCTGGATCGACATAGGCGCGCCGTTAATGTTTGACTCGTAACCAGTCTGTACCACTTTGCCGCTGCCCGTAGCGGGGGTTTGTAATTGTTGAAGCGCAACGCCGTCTGAGTACTGCGCCACTACAGTAGCGTTCGCGCCGTATTCCGCAATGCCGTACTCGGATTCGCCCTGCGTCGGGATTGCCATGTTGGCCGACAGGTAGTTAGCCGAGAAGTCAAAGGCCCACTTAGCCGTCACATACTGGTTGGAGCCGCCGATCACGATGACCTTTAGGCGCTTCAAAATTGAAGTGATGTTCTGATTGCCAAGATCGGCGTGGTTGGTAAAGTACTGCATCCGATACGAGGACTGGTAGTCCTGATAGGTGTTGTACTTCCCAACGTAGCCGTTCTTGCCGATCAGCACATCGCCGTTCTTGCGCGACAGTAACGCCGTTGGCTCAATGGAGTCCCAGGTCGTGACGCGAAACGATCCATCTTGCAACTGCACGCGGGTGTCAAAGCAGTAGACCTCTTTGACCGACGGCAGCGTCAGCAAGTAGAACGCTTCCCTCTCTGAATACACCGACTTGATGTTAGCCAGCGTTTCACTGGCAACTATACCCATCAAGTCGCTACGCACGTTTTTGGACAAGTCCCCCAGCGGGGCTGACTTCTCCACAATCGTGCGGGCAAACGAGCGCACGCCCGAGTTGGACAGGAACAGCACATCCTTGCCCGTGTTCTGGATCGAATCGCGGGCGATGCATCCGATGCCGCCCACAGTGTCGTACAGCGTGATTGACGATGGCGTGGTAGCGCCCGAGTACACCAGAATCTGGCGCTGACCGAAGATGATCAGGAAGTTGTTGTGCGCCGCCAGACCCACGATGTTGTCCGCGCCGTTGGGCCAGACCTTATTGATGTCCAGCGTGCCCGAAGTGCCGCCCGTCCAGATGTGGCCCGCGATCAGGTCAGAAAATGAGACTGTCGTGTTGTCGGTGCTGGTGTCAGCCACCCACAGACGCCCATAGGCCGAGATCACCACGTTGCCAGATGGCACAGTGCCAGCGTAGCCCGTCTTCTCGCTCACGCGCCGGTAGGTCGTCGTGCTCACCGCTGGGTCGTAGATCAGCGGATCGTGGCTCTCTTGGAAAAAGTAGGTGATGCCGTTGAGCGAAGCACAAGACCAGTTGCTCGCCGTAATCGTCGGGGCTGTACCCCCGCCCCCGTAGGTCAGTTCAACCACGGCGTTAGAGCCGTCCAGCTTGAACAGTTTGTTATTGCCCGCAAACAAGATGGTCGTCGTGCCATCTGACTGCACCAGTTCGTGAATCACGCCGACGTTGTTAGCACCCAGGTTGCCCGAGGAGCTATTGACGCGGCTCCACCCTTTGCGCGAGCCGATGCGTCCATACTGATCAATGATGCAGTTAGTCGCAACCAGCGCAAAGCCAGCATTCAGATCAAGAGGCGAGTCTTGAGTGTTCAGCCCGTAAAAACCCGGGGCTGAGATGCTGTAGGTGGAAAGGGGTTCGCTCATATGGCCACGAACTCCTGATTATCAGGAAAGCGCGTGGCTTCCAGCGCAATGTAATCCGACAGCATCAGTCGGTACAGTTGGTAGGCTTCCGAGGAGGTCAGCCCCCCGTCCTCGCCACGCTCGGCCAGAGCGCGGGCGTAAGCGTTTTGCACCACCAGCACATCAGGCACCAAGACGCTTGTGCCGTCCGAGGACAGCGCGGCCTGGGGGATGTTCAGAGTGAAGTTAAGCTGATAGACATTATCCGGGCGCGGATAGAGCGTCACCTTGGCATCGCCGCTGCCGTCAACGCCATCGAAAATAAACTCCGACGGGATGCCAGAGACGGGGGTGGCAAAGTTCTGGCGGCGGTTCATCCACTCATAGGAGATGTTACGCAGCGTGACGTTAGAGGTCACGTTGATCGCATCCTCCAGCCGAAACTTCTGCCCGGCACCCGTCAGGGCGTACTCGTAAGTGCCCGCGACAGTATTGATCGTGATGACCTGCTCTAGCGAGTTCCAGTCAAAGGCATCTTCAACTTGACGTTTGGCGTCGTTGACAAACTTGCCGATCAGCGCGGAGTAGGTCGTTTCGCTGGCCGTAGAGACAGGCGTCTCACGCAAGCGCGTGAGAACGTCGTTGATCATCTCAAGGTAGGTCACTTCTTATTCCTCGCAGAAATTGCCTTGGCTTTCGCCTTAGCATCCGCTTTGGACGATGCGCCCCAGGCTCGAAGTGACAGGAGCAGGCGAGTCGGTTCGCCATCCTTGTACTCGGGTCCGGGCATATTGCCCATTCGCGCCAGGAAGGAGGCCCGTCGAGGGTTGTCGCCTGATTTGACGGGAGCTTTCAGGTTCCCGCCGGTTGCGGCATTATAGGATGCCCTGCCCTTGGCGTTCAACCCACCTTTGGGGTTCTGGCCAGCCTTTCGCTGCCATGCGGGCGTCTTCATTTCTTCCTCGCCGCACGCAGGTTGTCCACCATGTTGGGGTAGGGACGCCCCGCCGCCTTGGCCATGCGCTTGGCAGCGGCCTTCTTGGCTGGCGTAAGAG